CTCGCTTCAAGTGCTTTGTCGCAAGTTATCACAATGTCAATAGTTTGGTCTTCACTAGTCAAAAAGGTTAAAGCCATCTTAGATACCTAGCCCCAATCTAAATGGTGAATTACCAGCGTTGTCCTCATAGCTTAATGTGGAGAAGTCACCAGCATAACGTGATTGAACGTAAGTTAATTGCTGTCTTACAATATCGTTTCCACTTACGTCATAAACAGAAGGGTCAACTGTAAGCATACCTGCAGGTAACATAATAGCACAGCCTTGTCCGTCACCTTGTGGACCTGTACCAACTAAGACTTGTCTTACAGTTCGGTTGAAGAAGTCATTTGCAATGGTGGTGTTGACACTTGACAAGGTCAAAGATAGTTCAACTTGAACATCACTTATTTCCATGTCTGACATAGCCAAGACGCTATTGCTGTGACCCATAGGGGTCAATGTATTGGTATAGGTCAAGCTGAAGTCTTCACAATCAAGTGCAGTTCTTCCAAGTTTATCTCCCACACTTGCATTGGTTAGGCTTGAAGGTGCTGTTGAAGAAACGACCACATAAGCACCTCTAAACAAAGGAGCGGCGCCGCTATTGTAAGAAGGTTCAACAGGACCGCTGGCACTTCCATGGTCATCTGTAATGAAAGCACTTTGGAAGGTGAATTCAGCCATTAAGCGGCCATTGTCAAGAGTGATGTTCATGCTCTCCATCACACAACCATAAGCATAAGAAAGGAAGTCCACACCTTCAATCTTGAAGGCCACACTTGCTTCATAGTCACCTGTGTTGGTTCGGCTTGGTGTGTACCAAGTTTGTAGACCTCGAATAGCAGTATATGAACTTGTTGAAAGTGCTGGTGAAATGGTCACGTCGCTGCTTGCATCTGCATTGTCTGTGATTGCTGAATATTCAGCACGACCATTAATGGTGGAGCTTATCAAAGTTCCAATATCAGCAATCGCAGGTGCACTTCCTGGCGTATAGGTGTTAGCGTCCACCGCTGTGACTGTGTCACTGTCTACACTTGGAATCTTGGTTTTAAGGCCAGCGCCAAGAAGATAGCCAAGATAGTTGGTTGAATAGTCGCTTGAAGCTGTACCAATGGTGGTAAGGTCAACACGACAAACAACTTGACCTGTTCTTCTTCTTACTCTTGACCCATCTTTCCACACTGTGTCGGGTTCACTTGGTACATTATAAGAACCATCTCTTGCGTCATTTCTTTCACTGACCACAGGTTCACCTGGCACAATGATGGGGTCACGCTCGCAAGGAATTGAAATCCAGGTAAGCCCCGAATCGGAAGGAATACCTGTAGTGGAACCGAGTGAACCAAAAGATGATTCAACAGCAATGCTTAAACTTCTGTGTGTTACTGCCATTGTTTAATTCTCCAAATAAAGAAGATCAAAAGGAAGAACCAAGATATAGGCAAAGCGGTCACCTTGGTTATCAAGAATAGTTGTAAGTGTAGCATCAAGGGGAATTAAAGAAACAATCCCTGTTGAAGCAAGATTATATTGTGGACCTTTTAAGGTGTCGATTAAATCAGCCACGTCTTCATTTATAAGACGTAGCAAGAAGCCTTGGTCATGTGGTACATCATAACGAACTCGACAATTTACCCTTGCTCTTTTTCGACCACTGAGACCAGCCATGCCATCATCTTTGGCAAGTCCATCAATGGCAAGCTCAAAGTATCTTGTACTATTTGGTCGATCTTCCAAAGACGCTGTGAAGCCTGTGCCACGATTAATGGCAACAAAACCATGATGTGAATCAGTCTTTGGGTCAATGTTCTCAACCATGTCCTCTAGGAATTCAAGTGCTGCAAATATGCCTTGGCTCATTGTAATTTCCTTTTAAGATCAAGTTCAACAGCCTTGACAATCATTTCAACTTCACCATCAGTCAAGCCAATAAATTCACGTTCTCGATTAACATCATAACCATATTGAGCTTGATTAGTTAAGCCAATCTTGAATCCATGGTCAGTGGCTTCTTTCACTATGAAGTTGTTTAGCATGTTGCCACTAAGTACAAGGTCAACTTCTGCACTTTCACCACCTTGACCACGTCTTCTTGATTCATGCTTATATTGAGCATATCCTTTTTCATAGTAAACACTATCACCTGACTTGGAAGGTCTGCCACCTTTGGGCTTAAGTCTTGCACCTTTTCTTTGCACATATATGGGATTGGTGGAGTAGTCTTCAAATGGTTGTCCATTTGCATCAATCCCTTGACTTGTTCTTATCTTGATTTGTGCAAGTGTATTTGACCCAAGAACAGCACTATCTTTTTGTGTCCATAGATAACTTGGAAAGTTGAACTTGTACTTAACAGGCATGACTAGTGCCTCATTCCACGTTTCGGAGTAAAGAAGCTGTCATTTGCTGATTTGCTGTAAGTTCTCCAGCTTGCTCTAAAGTCAGATGGTCCACCGCCTTTTCTCGATAAGACCTCTTCACCACTATCAACCAACCCATCTCCATCAAGGTCAAGTGATATGGTTGCTAAAGCCTTATCAATTAGCTCTTCACACCTTGATTTCATCATGTTGGCAGCATCGAACTGCAAGGCCTGCTCATAAATTCTTGAAGCTGCACAATAAGCATGTGCAAGTTTGAAAGACTCAGGGTTGAAGACTTCATCTTCTGTGATATCATCTGCTCGTAAGTGGTTTCTAATAACTAAGATGATTTCCTCAAGGCTTGCTTTGATTTGTGGTTCAAAACTGCTTTGTCTTCTTGGGACCATGTCTGCTAGGTTTGCAAAGGTTCTTACTAGTTCGTCATGGTCAAGACCTGTGTCAAATGGTCGATTCGTAACCTTGATGATACCTTTTTCAGTCTTGCCTTGGGTTTGACTTCCAAGGTTGGAAGTATAGCCTATTGTATAGGGGTAATAGCCAGGTGTGTCTGTGACTTGTGCAGTTGTTACCGTTCCATAGTACATGGCGAATTCAAGACTACCACTAGTTGATAAGTCCACTTCTCTTGGTAGTGGTTCGGCCAATATCGCTGTGGTATCAACTATCCTTGAAATAGCTACTGAAAAGTAAGTGTCTCCATTGGTCACAAAGAAGGCCTTAACTTGGTCAGCTTGCAAAGCTGTTGCACTTGCTGAAAGTGTCAATGTTCTTCGGTCGCTTGCAATGGCTGTCACTGTTAAAGCTGTCCTACTTTGGGTCAAGGACACTGTCACAGGCGTGCTAGTAGCGTAGACTTTTAAGGTGACACTACCTGTGATGGGTGTTGGTGCGTTCCATTCAAAAAGTAAGTCTGTATCTGTAGCAACCTTAATCATGGCTATCACCTTTGTGCTTTATTGTTTGCTTGATTGATATTTGTATTGGTCGCAAGGGGTAGTTTAGCAGCTTCAATGAAACCTTCACTGACAGGTGACCAACTATGGCGGCAATTATATCCACCGCAATATACTAGCACACCAAGCCCTTGACCATTGTCAAGTTTTCTCATTTGATCCTTGGTGACTACCAAGCCAATGAGTTCACGACAAAAGGGTCTTGTTATGCCATCTTTCGGGCCTGTGTAAAGATAGTGGTCAAGTCCTGCGTCTTCTGCAACAAAGGCCGTTATTGAACGACCAAAGGAAGATATTTGCGTCTTAACTTCTGTTAGCTGCCTACCCATTGCACTTTCAAGTTGTATTTGGAGATTGCTTGCTATGATTTCAGCTGGTACTTCCAAGATTGCATCTTGTAGACCTCTAGCAATACTTTTCTTAACAGGTGGTAAGATCACGTCTTCAAATACTTGTTTGGCTGTCATGGCTTGGATTGCTTGCATGTTTGAAGCAATGTTTGAAAAGTCAACATCTGTCCTTATCGCCAATATGCCTTTTTGAACAGCCTGTCTTATTAAGTCAGTTTGTTCAATGAATTCATCAACAGCAAGGCCAAGACCATTTTCAAGAATGAACTGCATAAGCTGTTCATCAGTATAGTTCATTATGGTTTCGACTCTTGCTGTCTTAATTGCTATTTCCATGGCCTTGGAAATATCCAAAGCTCCTTGCTTCAAGGACTTAGCAAAAGCCTGTTCAGCCTTTACTTCTGCCTTTAGCTGGTCACGTCTTGCCCTTGTCAATGTGGCCATTGGACCTGACTGACTTTTTGCCTGTCTTGTCAAGTCCTCTATTGCTTCCTTATCTGCGTCATTCTCAGCAAGTAAGGATATTTGTTGGCCACATGTACAAAGCATTTCTCACCTTATAGACAGTCAGTGACAATAAAACCAAGATTTTGATCAACTGCATGGAAGGTATTGACTTCTTCACCCCAAACATAACGACGTGTTTTGTCTAGGCTGTCATATTGACCGCTTACCATATCAGAGAAGGCAAGGTTGAGAGCAGCAACAGGCATACCTTTGACGTTTCCGCTCTTCTGAACGATAGCATCAGAACCACGAAGAATACCCATGAATAAGCTGTCACCTGTCCAAATGTAGCTTTCTGAAGAAGTAGCTCCTGGGACTGCAGTATCTTGACGAGCTTGTCCAACATAGATGTTTGGAATACCAAGAACATCACGAAGAACAGCAATGACCGCTTCATCGTTCAAGATACGATTACCACTAGCGATACCTGCAGTTGAATCACCAACATAACCACGAACTTCTGGGTTACGTGCAAGCTCTCTGAAGAGTTGACGACCAAAGATCAAGGTGTCGGGGTTGATTCCATGTGCGTTCTCAAAGACGGTATCTTTAAGCTCATGTAGATAGCTAAGACCTTCAGCACCTGCAGCATTGAACTTAGTACCAAATTGACCAATAGAACTATTGTCATTGAAGTTAGCAGTACCAAATAATAAATCAGCCGCTCGCTTCTCACGTGCAAGTTTCATCACACGTGCAACCTTCTTGGCAATACGTGCTTCTTCACTGCCAGGATATTGGCTGTCAAAGATATCTTCCATTGCGATTGAATCGCTTGCTGAATAAATCTTGGCTTTGAAGGTTTGGCTTGAACGGTCAAAGCCACCAATAGAAGCACGACTTGAGCCAGGAGCTCTCTCGATGTCAAGGCCTGCACCTGCTCCCATAAAGTTGCGGGTGTTCTCAACTAAAAGAGTGCCTGAACGCTCGGGAACTTTGATGGTCTCAAGAACCTTGTCAGCGATAAGCTGGTCATCACTTGGAACAGCTTCTTGAACAAGGCTTGTTAAAATTTGGTCAACGGGGTGTAAATTAGCGTATGAACTAGCCATGTTTTAAGCTCCTTTATGGAAGTAGGTTGCAAGGGCCGGTGAACTTAATCAAGATCTGATCGCTTGCACTTGCTGATGTTTGGTTGATGTTAGGTAGGATTTGACCAATGCTGTAGTTTCCTGTTGTTGCATGAGTAACAACTTTCCCATCAGTGTCAGCCATAACAAGGGAAACAGTGTTGGCAATGGTTGCACCTGCAATCACACGACTTACACCTTGTACAAGAACTTCCACACTGTCACCGCTTGCACAAGCACGTTGTGCAATACCAACGCAACGAGCATCAGTAGCGGCATCAGTAATAACAATTTTGCCAGCTGTGTTAACAGAAACAAGGGCAAACTCAGTGATAGCTTCTGCAGCTACAAAAGAATTGATAATATTTGACATGATTAAGCTCCAAAGACCTTATTGTAATATTCGGGGTTTGATTTAGCGAAAAGGTTCAAGGCTTCTGAATAGCTAACTGATTTCTCACTAGCTAGTTTTCTTACTTCTTGGTCAAGGGTAGCCTTGTTAATCTCTTGACCACTTGCACCATGACCAACCTCTACCAATGGCACAGCACTGTTTGAAGGTCGCTCTGAGAACATAGTCCAAAACTCACCTTGA